ACAAAACCATACTCCAAGATGGACTTTGAAGGCTTGTGGAAACACAGGCCTTCTTTGTTTATATTTTACATTGTATGTATAGTAGGAGGGCAAACAGTATGAACCTAACTGCTATTAGAGAAAAGATAAAGAACCTAACCGACTATTCACCAGAACTTGCACAGTTCAACAACCAACTAGACCAACTTGTGAATGATGCATACTATTCTTTGTGGACATACAAACGTTGGAACTTTGCCACAAAAGAAGTTGATTTCAAGTTCTATCCAGATATGACACCAACTAGAGATACCGAAAATGCAACTGCTGGTAGTGGTGGTGTGAATGCAAATGTGGTAGAAGGTAGCAGACAAGTAACGTTCAGTGCTGATATGGATAGATTGGTTGCATACCGTGATATTTGGGAAGGAAACCCAATATCGATACAAGGGTTTGAATATACTATATCCAAAGTATTGAACGCAAATACCATACTGCTCACAGAAGAATTCAAAGGCACCACAAACACTGATGATACAAGTTGGTTGATTAAGGCACGTTGGTATGATTTACCAGAAGACTTATTGGAACTATTGTATATTGGCCATCGTGATTATCCATACAACACGGTTACAGGTACATTGCCACCATATGGTAAGATTACTGGACTATTGCCACGTAAAGAAGAAGAAGCACCATTGCGTGTAGACTATGCCATGCCATATGCAGAAGCATACATACCAACACCAACAATACCAATAGTGAGTGCAGAACAAACCAAAATAGAATCGATTAATGCTATTGGTGGTACGTTCACCACTGGCAAGTATTATGAAATCTGTTGGGCCTTTGTGAAAGATGGAAAGGTGTCGGCACTTTCCGAACCACAGATAGTACAGATAGAAGCAGAACACAATGCCATTCGTGTTGGGTTCATATCTTGGGATAACGAATATATATTTGCTGATTCCTATCAAACCAATGACCAAGAAGCCACACAGTGGGAAGGTTATCGCAAAGTTATTTTCTACAACAAGAACTTTGATAAAAACACTGGTGACAGAAAAGGATTACCATGTTGGATTCAAATCACCAATGGTGGAACTACTAGGAATACTGCATCATATTTGCAACCAGTTATTGTAGACGATACCATAAACTTCTATGAAATAAAGAATACAAACCAACTAGACAATGGTTCTACACGATACATAGAGATAGATGGAAATCACCAACAACTGCGCTTCTATCCACGTGTGGATGGTTGGGATTTCGTACAAGAACAAGTTGTTGTTGGACAAGAGATTACAGTAATACATGATTTTATTAGATTGGGTGTATTGCGTTATTTGAGAAAACCAAAAGATATATTGCTTGGAACCGATTCACCAGAAATGCCATATGAATTTCACCAGTTGATTGTGTACAAAGCATTGGAAGATATATACTTGAAGTTGGGTCAAGCATCGATGGCAAGCACATATGAAAAGAAGTACACAAAAGAGTTGCAAGGTTTAGCAAAAAGATATGTTGACAAGATTGACCAACAAGTGCAACGTGGGCAGTTCTCATTCCAATCTACTTGGCGCGGTTATGATGCTAGCCAACTACAGTACAAAGGATAACCATGAAAACAAAGAATACAGATTTCATTGTTGCTGGTGGTGTTGACAAGAATCTAAATGCACCACCAAGCCTAGCGGAAAATGCAGTAAATTTGCGCTACAACTCTGACTTGGGTTGTTGGGTTGGTGATAGATCGTTTCAACCATGGTGGCAGTTTCCAAGCAGTTTCACTGTATCCGATTTCCCTATAGACTATACCAAACTGCTCACAGGCAAAGTGGATTCGTTCTACTTCTGGAAAAAAAAGAATAGTGGTGAAGTATATGTATTCATTGAACAAAGTGGTATCTTGTACTATGTTCTAGGCAATAAGAATCAAGGTAGTGGATATGTTGGTGCATATTATGGTAACGATGTATTCTTTGTGCAAAGCAATAGACACGTGCCAAAGATAAATGAGATTGGTACACGGTACATTCCATACAACAACAAACTGTTGATTATCAATGGTGTTGACAAACCAATACTGTTCAGTGGTGCAGGCGATTGGAGAGATTTCAGTTTTACCATATCCACACCATCATTGAATGCAATACCAATACAATCAAGTTACATCCAAGGTGATGACTTGGCCATTGGTACTGGTGCGCCAACATTCACCAAAGAATCTATTATTGGACTTGGTGATACAACAGGTGACCCAAACAACTACTTTTACAAGATGGCCTATGTTACAGAAGATGGTGCGTTATCACCATTCTCTAGTGAAGTGCGTGTTGGGTGGACAGTAGACCAACCACCACCACCAACACCAGTAAGAAAGTTTGGTATCACGATTCAAACACCAATCTGTCCACCATCTTGCACATCTAGAATCTTGTACAGAACAAAGAATGTGAAAAGTGATAACTATTCTGGAAGCACATTCCAACAATACTATTTCTTGAAAGAGATTAGAGAGAACTGCAGTGATTTCTTCATAGATGTGTACAGCGACACGTTTCTAGTAACAGAAGCACCAAGTGTAACTGCATCCAGTGTTATATCCACAGAATACAAATATGGTGATAGTTGGGATGGTAGAATATGGTTGGGCAAAGGACAGAAAATAATATACAGTGAGAAAGGAATACCAGAACAGTTTAGTGCTATATCTTACTTTGATTTGGGCAATACTGTTGGTGGTGATATTACTGAAATCAAAGCATACTACAACAATCTTATTGTATTCCGTGAACATGCAATCAATGTGATAAGAAGCAATAGTGGTGTGTACACTTTGGCTACACTATCATCCAACATTGGAACCACAGCCACAAACAGTATTGTATTGGTGCCAAGTTATGGTTTGGTCTTTGCAAATGAAGATGCAGTGTGGTCTTTGAATGGTGGTCTAGATGGTGGTTCACAAATCAATGTTGTGAAGATTTCCGATATGGTGAACAAAGAATGGAAAACACTCACTGTATCTGCAATAAGAAAATGCATTGCATCATATTCCCCAACGGAAAGAGAATACTGGTTGCATTATCCTGGTGGTTCTGCTGACTATCCAAACAAAGGTTTGGTGTTACATACGGATACACCAAAACCATCTTGGACGTTTAGAAAAGCACCAGACAAATCATTTCAACACAAGTTCACATTCAGTGCAATGGGTAATGATTTGCAAGGTAGATTCGTGTTTGGTTCTATTCCACAGTGGAGTGCATTAACAGAAGGTGCATCCACAAGTTTGTTAGGACCATTACACGTGTGGTGTGCATCCACATTCCATTCACAAGTTGGCACAGTATCTAGTGTGGGTGAAGATAGTTACACCATAACCACTATCAAAGATACATTGGAAGGTTCATATTGGGAATCATCATGGATACAGTTTGATTTGGGAACCGTTCGTATATTCAGTGTAGAACTAGATTTGATTGCGTATGGTGATACCAAACTAGACTTGTATTATGCCATTGATTATTCGTTGAAAGAGAATCAAGTAACTGGGCAAAAGATGACAGAAAGCAAAGTGTTATACACTGCAACTGAACCACCAGTTACGGTTGGTGCAACATACACGGGTATAACAAAGAATCCATTCACAGTGAATACTAGTCAAGTGCAAGACACAAGGAAAATACGTTTGCGCTATGATGTGAACACAGAACTGTGTAACCAGTTCCGATTCTATATCATTGGTCAAGATGTAGTACCATTCCAACTGATTGGATATAGATTGAATGTATCAAGTGAAGCAACACCACTATTGAATCAAAATATCAATATGCAGAAAGGACAAGCACGATGAAGTTATATCCATCACAACTACAGATACAAAACACATTGGTGATACCAGAAACATTCAATGTGAATGTTGCCAATGCTATTGGGCAAATCAATGGTAGGTTAGATAGTCAGAACTTACCAGTGCAAAGCCTTACAAATTCACAGTTCCAACTTCCAGTGTACACAAGTTTGAGTGATGTAAATTTGTCAGGCTTCAAGTGGAGTGCATCCACACAGACATATTGGGAAAAGTCTAGAACGAGTATGGAACATAGTGAAGATATTTGTATTCCATTGTTATCGTATGATTTGATTACAGAAGATTGGAGCAAAGGGTGGAACTTGGTGACACAACTTCCAACATTCCAAAACATGTACATTGAAGATTCTATGCAAGAAGGTATGTTGAATGGATGCGTGAGAATCAACTTTAGACATGGGTGCAATGTAGTAACATATCAACTTGAACCAGCATTGAGTGCAGAAGTGGGTTTGGATTGGTGGACACGTTGGGGTGTATTCGTGAATGATGTTCTAGTTGCTGAAAGTGGGGAATGCTATCCACAAGCAGAAAACATTGTGATACCGTTCTCCACTCCTATTGGAAGCCAAAACATTCGTATTGATATACGTTGGCAAACCTGGACATCCAACGCAATATCTATACCATCATATACCAACGACCCAACAACACCACTAGAAATCTTTGGTATTGGTATTTGGGTTAGAAACACATATAGGTGATTTATGAGTAAAGTAAAACAAACCATTGTGGAACAAGGCGATATACCAACGGCCACAGAACTAAATGAACCATACGTGGATACTTCTGCATTGAATGTGCAAGAATACAACACTGCAAATGATTGGGCAATGCGTGCGCACTTTGACACCAATACTTCCAAAATAAACTCCACATATTTCATTTCATCACAAACTTCTGCAAGTTACAACAGTACTACATTTACCACAGTAAGTGGAATGAGTATTGTTATGAGCAATACAGCAGTGAACGATGAGGTGTTGCGTGTGAACTGGGATGCACTTGTTGGCCAAATCACATATGGTGGTGGTGTTACCAATGCTGGTATCAACTATGCATTTCGTGTGCTTGTTGCTACCAATGTTGGAAATGTGTTCATTGCACCAGGAGTGTATTCATGTGTTGCACGTTCTGTGCCTACTGCTTCTCCTTCTTACAACCAAAATCCAATACAATGGAGAAGTTGCGCTGGTTCACAAATCTTGCGTATTTTACCAGGGGTAGAAGTTACAAGTGTACAGTTACAAGTAAAGGTGTGTGATATTGCAAACACCATCGATGTACATAGAGCAAACATGTCAGTTGTGATTGGGAGAAGATAACATGCCATTTGTACAACCATACACATATGTGAACGGAAATACTGTATCATCCGTAAACATTACCAATAATGAAGAAGCATTAAAACTATTTGTGAATCAAGAGATAGTTGCGGGTGATTTGGGTTTGTTGACACTCCACACATCTGATGTTGCAAGGGGAATATATTATGCCATCGATAAAAGTTATACATTCGAAACGTCCGATATATCTCACATATCCACACTGCAAATCATTGCAAACAGAGAATACCAAACAAGCACTGCCAAAAACAACATTCAAACCACGGGTATCCAGTATCAAGATATCGCCAACAGTGGTGTTAGAGTCCACGCAAAACAAAGTTGTAGTGCGGTTATCAATGTACATTTGAACTATCACGTGAACAACAACGAAGCACCATCACCACCAGGGCAAGGGAATGGAATGTGGTGGAACAAGTTGGTATTGGTATATAGGAACTTGGCTACAGATGCACGAACTATATTGGATACACAAACAGAGAACTACACGTTTGAAGGTACTGGAACTTCATCCGATACTTTGAATCCTGGTGCTGATTTGGATCAAGCCAACACACGTTCACAAATGCTTACATATAGAGTTCTACTTTCTGCTGGCTACTATGGGTTCACCATGTCAGTTGATCCACACAACGAAGAAGGTTGGGCAGAAGTCAAGAACATGACCGTTGAACTATTTTACATATA